CGCGTGGCCCAGTTGCTCAACGAGGAGGCGGAATTCAAATCGCATCCCAAGGGCATCTATGTGGCTGCGCGGATCGCCAACCTGGAAGCGCAAGCCGCCGAAAGCAAGGCGCTCAAGGAAACCGTGGCCGCCAAGGACAAGGAGCTGACGACGTTGAAGGCAAGAGTGACCGAACTGGAAGGCCTGACGGCGCCCGGCGGCGGACATGGGCGGACCGCCCTGCCCGGCGCCAAGACGTTCGAGCAGATGAGCGGCGATGAGCAGCTCCAGCAGCTCGAACGCGAAGCGCGCGAGATGGGCGTTCTGGGACGGTGAGTGCGTGCCGCACGGGCCGCCATGGCCACGCGGTGAAGCACATCAAGGGAAAGAGGGGGCATTATGGCAGCAGTAACAACGACCAACCCGGCCGATTTTGCGGACCGGATTCAAACCTATTTCAACCCGAAGCTTTTGGAAGCTTTGGATTTCGAGCTGGTGCTGGCCAATTACGGCTGGCGCAAAGCGTATCCGGCCAACGGCCTGACGATCCGCTTTTTCCGTCCGCGCGCGGCGAACACGACCGGCGTGGGCGCGATCGCGGAAGGGACCACCAGCACGACACTGACCGAGGTGGCCGTGGGCTACAAGGACATCACGCTGGCGCAACGCGGCGGGATCGCGACCATCACGGATTTGACCCAGGCGATTGACCTGATCAACACCGTGCAGCTCTATCACAAGACCATGGGCGCCGACGCGGCCCTGGACTTTGACACGGTGATTCGCAACGCGCTGCGCACCGGGCTGAACAATTCCGATGCGACCTACACGGGTTACTTCGAGCGGTTCGGCGGCACCGCCAACACGGGCGACAGCGACGTGGATTTTGGCACGTTCCACGCCTTGAGCGCGGCCAACGCGAAATTCACCCGGGCCACACACCTGGCGGCGATCACACAATTGCGAGCGGCGCGCGTGCCGATGATCGGCGGCAAATACATTGTGGCGGTACCGCCGCAAGTCATGCACGACATCCGGCAGGACACCACCTGGGTGGCCGCGGCGACCAACGTGGACAACAAGGCGCTGTACAAACGCGCGAGCATCATGCTCGATGGCGGCGCTTTTGTGGAGCACGACAACCCGTTTCGCGAGGGAGCGGCGTACGGGACGTTCAGCGCGACCGGTGTAAACTTCAGCGTGTTTTACCTGGGCGACGGCGCTTTTGGGTGTCCGGAACTCTCGAACAAACGCGCCGGCGGCAGCCAGCACGGTCCGCGGATCACGATCCTGGCCGGACCGGACAAGAGCGATCCGCAGAACCTCAAGACCACGCTCGCGTGGAAAGCGCTTTGGGGCTCCGCGCCGCTGATCACGAACGTAGCGGGTGAAGTGCCGCATTACCTGCAGTTGCGGGTGAAGAGCACGTTTGCTTAAGCGAATCAAGGACCCAAGGACAACTGAACTGACTACAAAAACGGCTGCGCGGGCGGGTTTAGCCCGAAAGGGTTTTGCCCGCGCGGCCCTTCTGAACCGAAAACGACCATGAAAACATTCAAAGCAATTCTGATGGTGGTCCCGCTCTGCGGGATCATGCTCGCGACGGCCGCGCTGGGCCAGTCAATCGCACTTACGCCTTACACCAGCTTTTCGGCCGGCACCACGAACGGGGCGACGGCGTTGAGCTGGGTGGTAATCGGCGCCAACTCGGTGAATGGCGGGACGCCGATCGTCACCATGATTGACGCGGTGAGCGACAAGGACGGCGCGAAAGTGCAGGCCTACCGCATCACGGCCGAAACGCCGGCCACACACACGAACAGCACGGTCACGTTACCGGTGGCCAGTGGCGGAGTGGACAGCGGGACGATTCTGATCCGCCACCTGCTCAGCGACACGTACGAAAAACGCACGCTGACGACCAGCACCGCGGCAACGAACCTGGTAGTGACGGCCGCACCGCTGGCCAATGTGGTGCCGGGCGACATCATTTATCACCTGAGCAGCACATTTGCGCCGACCATCACGCTCAAGACCAACAACGCGGCGATCGCCAACCTGGGCAACTCGCTGCAGATGCAGGGGCAAAGGCTGATCGTGGGGCAAAAGGGCAAACCCTTGTTGCTGGAAGTGGACGGGACGGCCAGCGCGACGCTGCAGGGCGCCTCAGCCACGTTCGAATAACTTGCCTGCCGTAAGGCGCAGGGGACGGTGGGGAAGCGGGGGCGCCGGCAGCGATGCCGGCGCTCCCAGTCCAAAGGAGATTTATGAATGGAGCAATGCAGGAACGGGCGATGCCGGCGGAAATGCCCGCATACGACGACGGCGCGGACCGGGTGATTGACCTGGAACAATGTGTGCCGGCGGCGGCGGTTTCCGTGCCGGATGAAGGCGAACAACTGGCCGCGCCTGAGCCGGGCGACACGGTGCGCTACGTCGTCGAGGGGCGCGTGACGCGCACCGATGGGGGGCATGTCTATGTGCAACCCACGACAATCAACGGGCAGCCGGTCGAGGAAGCCAAGCCGGAGCAACCGGTGGACGAACTGGCAACCATGCGCGAGGAAGCGGAAGGGATGGGGTATTGAGCCATGATCCCGAATTTCACCTTCAGTCACAAGGACGCGCCGCGCCTGGACCTGGCCACGGGGTATGTGGATTGGTTTGCCGTGCGCAAGCGATCGTGCGTGTTGCTTTCGCTCTTTGGTTACAACAGCGGCGCCGCGCAGTTCATCCACCTGTTTGACGCCGGCAATGGCGCGCCAACGGGCACCATCACCAAGGCCGATGAATCGAGCTGGGATGAAGGGCAACTGCCCAGCGCCGGCCACGGATTGCAGGATGGCGACAAGGTTGTGATCACGGACATCGCCGGGATCGCCGCCGGCATCCTGTTCGCTCACAGCAGCACGATCGGCAGCAATGCCTTTTCGGTGCACGCGACATTGGCCGATGCCATGACCGGGGCGAACCCGGACATTCCTGACGCCGGTGATGATGGCGGCACGTTCACCCATGTGCCGCTGCACACGTTTGCGATTGGCGCGCAGGATAATTATTCCGTGATCGTGCCGCGGACGGGGATCAATTTCAGCAGCGGCCTGGTGGTGGCGGTTTCGACCACGGGTCCGCTGTACACGGCCGGGGCCAAGGAAGCGACGATGTGCGGGACGCTGATTGCGTGACCAGCGAAACGCTGAAAGGGGGCGGGATGCGGACATTCAAAATCTGGACAACCTTTGTACTGGCGGCTGTTGGGGTGCTGTTGGCCGGCCTTGGACGCGCGCAGCAGAGTACGATCGGTGGCGGTAGTTCTGTGGCGGCGAATGCGGCGGTGTACGCGACCAATGCGCCCACCGGGTTTCCGTTGGGGGGGATGCGCACACCGATCAAACTGGGTGTGCTGGGTGATTCGATTGCCAACGGGCTGCTGACCGGCTTCTCAAACCGTATCTCGCAAGTGGCGTGGCCAACGTGGGCCGTTTACCTCTCAGGCGGCAACATCCACATGAAGAAAAACGCGGCGGTGCCGGGCGCCGTCACGTCCGACCTCGTCAGTCAGCGTTCCAATTTGAGTGTGCATGATCCGACTCATGTTATCTTTCACATCGGAGTCAATGATGTGAACCTCATCGGCAGCGGCAGTGGGAGCTTTGGTGCATCGGTCACGAACCTGGATACGGCGTTGATCGCGGAGCTGGCCAAGGGAAAAATTCCGGTCCTCTGTAGTGTGGCGCCGCACCGGTCGGCGCAATTTCACCTGACCGACCGCTGGAACTCGGAACTGCGCGCGCTGGCGCTGTTGCGCAACGTGCCATTCGTGGACCTCTGGAGCGACGCGGCCGAACCAGGGACCAACATCTGGAAGGTGGGGTATAGCACGGGGGATTTCATTCATCCCAACCAGCGCGGCGCCAAGCTGCTGGCAGAGACGTTTTTGAAGTCGGTCGGGATTCCTACCGAGATGACCGACCAGAATCCCTTTCTCGCGCAGTCCTTCTGGGACACCAACAACGTGATCACGAACGGGATTTTCCTCGATGCGGATGCCAACGCGGCGCCAGACCACTGGACTTTGACGGCAACCAATGGCGAGACGTTGAGCCTGCTGGCCGACGCCAATGTGCGCGGCAACTGGGCCGTGCTCACCAAGCCCAGCGTGAGCAGCACAGTGGTCCTCTCAAACAACGTGGTGTGGACCAACTTTGTTGCCAGCGACCGGCTGATTTTCGCGGGCCGGGTGTGGCTCTCCAACGCCGTGGCGGCAGCCGACGGCGGGGTGACCATCGGGGTCCAGTTCAACGGGACCAACGCGAACGCCGATGCGGAGTTTGCGCCGGTTTACCTCGTGACCAATGACATACCACGGCATGGCGTGTTCAGTTTCGAGGGTAAGGCGGTCACGGGTGCGACGAATGCCGTGATCACGGTGCGGATGCACAACATGAGCGGCACACTGCGCGTCGCACAGTTGAAGCTGGTAAACGTGTCGTCGTCGCTACAAAGCCTGGCGATCCCGAACCTGAAAATTTACTCGCAGGGGGGCTTTGGGCTGGACATCCCGGTAAGCGGCAGCCCCCGCGTGGGAATCAACAACACGTCACCCACAATGGCCTTGGACATTAACGGCACACTCGGCATCAACATTAGCGGCGCGGCGGATTTCCGTTTTTCACAGGCGCCGATTTTTGGCTTTTACGGAGGTGGCGGATCGCATGATTGGTCGCTGCGCTTGATCAACAACAACACCAATGTGCATCTCACGTTTGGCGCGCCGCTGGCGGCGACGGGAACAAACTGGGGCCGGATCTCACTCATCAATCCGACGAACGCGCCGGCGTTTCTGTTCCAGGATGCCAACAAGTCGAACCGGATTCCCATTATAGCGGCATCGTTCACAGGCGGCGCCGTTGTCTACGATGGCGGTGGTCACGGGAATTCCACCGAAGTTGTTTCCGCCGCTGGCGCACTCGGCGGCACTTCGGCCAGCCTTACCAACACCACGAGCTTTCTCCAGCAATACATCGTGACCGTCGGCACAAACGTAGTCGTAGGCTGGAACGATCTGGTCACCGTCTCTGGCTGGGCGCACTCGGGCAGCCACACGGTCATTCTGCATCCCAACGACTGGATTCCACTCCAATACACGAGTGGCGCAAGCCCGCAAGTCGCGCGCCGCCGCTTCCTGAGTCCGCAGCCATGAAACTACTCACTCTGATTATGGCGGTTGCCGCCAGCGCAGCGGCGCAGACACCGGGACAATTTCAACTGGCCTGGGATGCGTCGCCCTCGCCGGGTGTGGCCGGCTACCGGCTTTATGGCCACACCAACACGCTGGCTCCCACGAACCTTTCGAGCGCGGTGCTCAAGCTGGACACGGGCACCAACCGGGTTGCGACCGTGGCCGGGGCCGCGCCGGCGACCTGGCATTTCTGGGCGACGGCCGTAAGCACAAACGGCATTGAGAGCGGACCCAGCAATGAGCTGGTGGCCCAGGTGCCGGCACCTTCGCCAAACCTCCGTACCCTGGTGGTGCAGTGGAACGCGACGGTGAGCGGGACGAACTGGGTCAATGCGGGATTTATCCGGGTGAAGTTTGGAGACCCATGATGACGGCGGTGAATTTTCGAGAGGACATGAGGACGATGCTGGCGGCAGTGGGCGGGCTGGGGGCGCAGTTCACCGGCATCGAACTGGGGCTGAAGATCGCCGTCGGCGCGCTGACATGCGTGTACCTCTGCATCCGCATCTGGAAGCTGGTGAAGACGGGCAAAGATTAAGGCCGCGGGAACGGGGGAAGCATGGGGGTGCGAAAATACAAGGACTGGAGCGGCTGGTGGGACGGGCTGCGCGCCAAGGCGATGGAAGCCGCAGCGACCAGCGTGGCAACCTTGCTGGGCACCAATGGCCTGGCGGCGATGCACATTCCCGGCCTGAACGATATTGGCCAGGACTGGAAAACCGCGATGGCGCAATTCGCGGCGCACACGGTCCTGGCCGCGGCCAATTACGTGCGGACCAAGCCGAGTCCGGACGTGGTGGAGGAGACCATTGAAACGGCGATCATAGCCAAGGAGAAGAATGAAAAAACTGATTAGCGGTGTGGGGATGGCAGCGCTCATCGCGCTGTTGGGCGGTTGCGCGACAACGATGAACCAGGGCGATGTGGCGTTGCTCGCCCAGGATTTGCGCGACATTGCGCGCGAGGGGACGATCTACGCCGTGGCGGAGAATCCCGAATGGCGGCCGAACATCGAGCTGGTGCGCGACCAACTGCAGGCGCAGGCCTCCGGCACGAACATGCTCACCTTCAATTCGCTGCTGTTCACACTGCAGGCGTTGCCGGTGAAGGAATTGAAAAGCTCGGAGGCGCGGCTGGCGATCACGTCGGCAAGCATCATTTTGCGGCGGGCCGGCGCCAATGCGGACCTGGGCAATGTCTCGGACTTGAAACCGATCGCGGGCGGCCTGGCCGAAGGCATTAGCGAAGGCCTGGGCATTGTGCCGGCGCTGCCGTGAGACTGCGCTGGGCAGGCGCGCTCCTGGCGCCGGCGATTCTGCTGCCCGGGTGCGCGATGGTGAGCGGGAAGCGGCAGCCGGACGGGACGCTGACCGTAACGAGCTGGCGGCTGTTCTGGAAAAGTGAGCGGATCGAGTTTGCGACGAGCGGGACGAATTGGAGCGTTTCGTTGCGTGTGGGCAGCTCCATCACTGACGCGCAGAGCGTCAAGGCCGTGGCTGAGGGCGCCGCGCAGGGAGCGGTGAAGGGAGTGAAGGGATTCTGATTAGGATTAAGAGTAAGATTAAGATTAAGAGGGGAAGGGAAACAGGGATGCCGATCTATCAGTATCGTGAGCGGGGTGGAGGTGTGGTGGAATTATTTCGGAGCATCGAGCAGCGGGACCAAGTGCCACCCTTTCTGAAGCGGATCTCCGTGCCGCAACGCGTGGCGTTGTTTGGGACCAGCAACGAGCCGAAGGAGGAAAGTTCGGCCGACGCGGCCGTGCCAAAGGCCTTCAAGGAATTGTCGAACCGCGAAGTGAACCGGTTTGTGAAGGAGTCGGGTTTCACGGTGGACAAGGTCAAGGAGGTTTGGGGCCTATAAGCCGGCAGCGGCGGCAGGCCAATGCGGCTGACGCCGCGGCGAGGGACAAGATTATGAGAGAGTTTTTTAAGCTGACGGTGACCGGGGCGATGGTGGGTGTGCTGTGCTGCCTGCCACTGGGCGCGGCGGACCTGGTGACGGGTTACAGCTTCAGCTCCGGCGAGCAGAATGTGACGCACACCAAGCTGAACAACGCGGTCAACAACGCGACGATCTCGACCGCTTTTTACACGGACAAAAGCGCCACCAGCACGATTGCTGACGCCGATTTGTTTCTGATCTATTCCGCCAGCGGTTTGGCTTTCCGCAAGATCACAGCGGCCAACGCGCTGACCAGCAATCGCGGGATCATCACCAACCAGGTGGCCGACGCCACGCCGGATGATGACGATTTGATGCTGACCTACGACGTGAGCGCCGAGGCGCTGAAACAGGCGACGTTACGCGCCGCGTTCTTTGAGAACGCGCATTTGATCAACAACCGCACCAATTGGAACACGCCGGCGGGCGACAATTTCTATCTGGGCTACGACGGGGCGTGGAACAAGACCGCGCGCAGCAATCTTTGGTACCAGTTCTGGAACTATCACACGAGCCACTTCACGAACCTGGCGGCGCACACGGCGCCGACGAATGCGGACAGCCTGGTGGTGTGGAGTTCAGCGAGCGGCACCAACCGGCAATTGCCGTTGGTCAATCTTTACTCGAACGCGACGTACCAAACGACGATCGGGAGCGGCGACGTGATCCCGGGCATCGTGGGCGGCGTGCTGTCAACCATCCCGGTGGCGACTTTCAGCAATTACGTGCGCGGCGTGGTGAGCAATTACAACATCAGCTCCTCGGTGAAGTTCACGAGCGGCTTGAGCAACATCGTGGACGGGGCGGTGATAGACGTGGCGCATGGCTTGGGAGGACAGCCGGACCTGGTGCGCGCACTATTGATCTGCACCAACGCGGATGGCGGCTACGCCGTGGGCGACGCCCTCGAACCGTTGTCGGTGAATGGCGCCGGGGACGCGCCACCGTTTGCCTGGGGCGCCAACGCGACCAATGTGTTCCTCTATTGTTCGAGCACCAGCTCGTGGACCGTGGCCGAGAAAGCGACGCCCAGCGGCGCCGCCGTGGCGTTGACAGCCGTCAACTGGGTGGCGCGGATTGTGGCGGTGAAATACTGAGGGGGGATTAAGATTAAGATTAAGAGGGGGGAATGACGCTCAGCGAAATGGCCGACTTTATCTGCGGCAAGGTGAACCAGCGCGAAACCGAGGACGTGGCGGCGGCCAAGGGATTTCTCACGCGCCGGCATGACATGATCTGGGCCGAGGAAACCTGGAAGGACAGCCTGGTGGAGTACCGCCAGACCCTGGACGCCGACGTGGCCGACTACACCGTGGCCTCGAATTATCTGCCGACCAAAGCCGTGCTCCTGCTGCCGCCGATCTTCCAACGCGTGCTGGCGGCGCGGACGTCCACGCGCAAGTTGAACATCCAGCGCCCCGAATACTTTTACCGGATTGATTTCGATTCCTTCAGCAAGACCGGCGAGCCGGCGGATTACATTTTGCTGCCGCCGTGTGTGTGGGAATACAACACGAGCCAGACCATCCTGGCCAAGCGCGACGCCGGCGACGCGACCACGGCCATTGTGGCGGACCTCCTGGATAGCGACGGCGTGGGCGTGACGCGCGTCACCAAAACGCTCGACGAAGATTACAAGGTGATCGGCAGCAGCGAACGGATTGACGCCTTGAGCGGGAGCGTGAACGCGGCGGTGAGTGTGGGGGCCCCGGGCGCGGCCACGTTGGAGAATGCCAATCCAGTGCTGGAGGATCCGCTCGGGTTTGGCTTCAGCGCGCCGCTGCCCAGCGCGCCGCTGAGCCTGGAATACACCATTGCCTACGGTTCATCCGCAACGGTTACGCCCAACAATTACGTTTCGCCTGTGGCCATCACTGGCGCGCCGATTGTGGACAGCGGCACGGTGCCGGGCGGTGCAAACTTTGGCGGCACGATGAGCTATTCCAACGCCGGCTGGACCTTCAGCCGCGCCACACCCAGCGGCGTGACGTTGCAGGCGGGCGTGGTGAACGTGCCCAAGCGGCAGCGGATCCGCCTGGTGGAGATCCCGACGGCGGAAGTGGCGATCCGCGTGCTGGGCAAACGGTACGCGCCGAGCTTCACCGCGGACAACGATGAGCCGGGGATTTCCGGGATGGAAAACTGCCTGATCGCTTTTGCTTTGGGCGACATGCTGGAGCGGGACGAAAGTTACACGGAGGCCTCCGCGAAATTCGAGGAGGCGATGGAGCTGCTCAAGCAATTGAAAAAGATCGAAGTTGCCCAGCAGGCGCACAATTGCCGGGTGATTCCCGAGAGCGGTTACGGGGACGATTTTTTTGAGACGCCGCGGGGGTTCAACTTTTAGGCGCGAGCCGCGCCGGGCCATCGCGGCTGGCGCCGCAGGGACATGGGGAAATGCACGGACAGCTATTGCATGAACGGGTCGAGAGTTTCGGGGGCGGCATGGACGCTTTCACCCGTAGCACGCTGCTGCCCGCGGATGCCTCGCAGTATTTTGAGAATGTAAACGTGCTCGACAACCTCGAAGCGCGCACGCGACCCGGCGCGGACACGCTCGATGAAGGGCCGGCGGATCCGGACAGCGAGATTCAGGGACTTCTTTATTACGACACGCCCGACGACGAACAATTGATCGCCGGCAGCGGCGGCAAACTTTGGGTCTGGGAAGGCTCAAGCTGGGTGGAGATCGCCGGCTGGACGCTGGACAGCAGCACGCTGTTGCTGGCCGCGGCGCAGGGCGTGGACCAGGCGCTGTTCTCCGACGGCGTCGCCGCCTTGCGCACCTGGGATGGCACCACTCTCACCGCCTTGACGACGAACACCGGGGTACTGGGCGATGCGCCGGTGGGCGCTACGATCCTGGTCTGGCATGGCGGCCGGATGCTGGCCAGCGGCGTCGCGACCGAGCCCGACACCATTTGGGCGAGCGCACTTTTGGATTTCGGCAACGGCAAGTGGGATCACACCAACTTCAAATTCCGCGTGGGCGCGGGCGAGGGCGAACGGATCATTGGCGTGGTGAGTTTGCAGGATTTCTGGCTGGCCGTCATCAAGGAGAATTCGGTCTGGCTGGTGAACACGCCGCCGGAAGCGACGAGCGCCGCGCAATGGACCGTCGTGAAACTTTCGAGCGGAGCAGGCGGCGTTTCCCGGCGCGGCCAGGCCGTGGCCGGCAACGACGCGTTTTTCATGTCGCGCGAAGGGGTGCGGAGCGTGCGGCGCATGGCCGCCGCGGCGGGCCAGTACGAAGTCGGTTTGCCGATCTCCACGCCCATGCAGCCTTACATTGACCGGATCAACTGGACCGCGGGCCACACCATTGCCGCGCATACGTACGAACACCTGGTGCTCTTCGCCGTGCCGCTCGATGCGGCCACGTCGCCGGACCATACGCTGGTGTTCAACGCGCGGCTGGGACAGTGGACCGGAGTCTGGACCGGGTGGACGCCGCGCTGTTTCGAGACGACGCGCTTTGGTGATCTCCATCGCCTGGTGTTCGGGCAGCAGAACGGCCTGGTGCGCCAGTGGAAAGATTTCGAGGACGCCGAAGACGACGACACCTATACCGACGACGTCGCCAGCTACGCGACCAAGGCCTGGACGCGCGGGATGCTCTTTGGCCAGCCGATCAACGACAAGGACGCCTACGACGTGGAGCTGCGGTTCAGCAAGAGCAACGCGATTGTGACCTGCACCATTGTGGGCGACCAGGACGAGCTGAGGAGCTGGCAACATGATTTGCGGACCGAAGGCGTCAACCTGCCGGTGAACCTGCCCTTTGACCTGGCCAGCCCGCGCGCGCGGACCGGCCGGCGCGGACTGCGCGATTTGCGGCGGTTCAACGAGTGTTATTTGAAGATCGAAAGCAGCACCGGCTGGTGGGCGCTGAAAAATGCGACGCTCCGGGCGCAATTGAAACGGGTGCCCAGCGGGAGGGCCACATGAGCCGCCAACATCCAGCTTTGCTATTTGCCGACCGCGCGCGGGAGATCGCCGAATTTTGCCTGCGGCACTCGGGCAAAGCTTTCAACGCGTTTGAAGGCTGGAACCCGCCACTGCTGTTCAGTTACGTATTTTTCCACGTCGTCGCGCGCACGGTTTTTATGGTGCGCAAGCATGGTGGCCCGTGCGGCACGCACATTACGGCCGTCGCCTTCGCCTGGTCGAACCCCGAAACGGAGATCAGGAAAAGGGCGGCGGCCGGCTCGCCACAATTCGACTGGCGGCGGACTGAGGACGCCGCGGACAGTTTGTTCGTGGCACAGGTCATAGTGAAAAGCAGAGAGGGGAATCTGGCGCGTTTGGCGCGGCAGGTTGGCCAGCGCTGGCCGGACTGGCAGCAACGCAAGATTTTTACGTACCGGCCACTGCGTGGCGGCCACCAAGGGCTGCAACTGGTTGAGTTGAGGCCTGCCGTGATCGCGAAGCTGACCGCTGATTAAGATTAAGAGGGAAGGGACATGGGGGGAGACGCACCAAAACCACCGGACTACGAGCAGGCCGCGCGAGAGGGCGTGTACGCGGACCTCGAGACGTATCCGCTGCGCTACCTGACCGAAGCCGCCAGCCGCATGGGCGGGCGGATCGTCATTGACGGCAAGCAGTACGATTTCACCGGACTGGGCGAGGCGGACAACGCGCGCGTGATGTCCGACAAAATGGCCCAGGTGCTTTTGGACCTGCAGCGCGACCTGGGGCCGGAGTTCATCAAGCAACGCATCGAGGAGCTGAAGGCGGCCGACCCGCAAGGCTACGCCGCACGGCAACAGTTATTTGACCGCATCCTGAAATCTGTGGAAGCCAGCCCGGACCGGCCGCTGGCGGCGGATTTGCAAAGTTCCATCGTGGGCGAACTGCAAAACGCCGGCCGGCTGGATCGACGGATGTTGGACCAGGTGCAGCAAAGCGTGCGCGGCGGCCAGGTGCGCCGCGGCAATTACCTGGGCAGCGCGGCGACCGCCGAGGAAGCCGGCGGCGTGGTGCGGGCCAGCGAGTCATTGCGCGACTCACAACAACAGCAGGCGCTGGGGTTTCTCAACTCGGGCGTGACACCCGAGGACGTAGCGTACAGAAGAATCCAGCAAAGCCTGGGAAACCTGGGCGCGTACATCGGCGGCGAAACCCCGACGGCACAGTTCAACCAGCTTTCGGGCGCGGGCAACGCCGCCGTGCCGTTTGTGAGCGGCGGCCCGAATTCGCAGACAACCAATCCCAACGCCGGCGCGCAGGGGATGAACTGGGCCAACCAGATTTACAGCGGCAACGTCAACTGGCAGCAGAACCAGGTGAACCCGTGGATCGCCGGACTCAACTTTGGCGCGGGGGCGATGCAAACAGGCGTGAACCTGGGATGGAATCCGGGCGCGTGGAGTCCGGGAGCGGCGCCGGCCGGCACGGTGACAACGGGCGGTTACAGCTATGCGCCAGGAGCGGCGCCGGCGTGGGGATGAGCACGAAGTTTTTCATCACCGGATTGCCGCGATCGCGCACGGCCTGGCTGGCAAACCTGTTTACGCTGGGTGGCCCGTGCGGCCAGCACTGCCATCACGATCTGCTGGGCAAGGTGGAAAGCCTGGTGGAATTCCGGCGGAAGATGAATCACGGCGCGGCCACCGGCGACAGTGACAGCGGATTGATCTGGGTGTTTCGAAAGTTGCGCGAGTTTTATCCGGCGGCGCGGTGGCTGTTGATCGAGCGCGATCCGGCGGCCAGCGTGGAGAGCATTCGCAACATGGCCGACGGCACGCCGTGGTCGCAGGCGGTGTCCGTGTACACGGCCACGGTGGATTTGTGGCTGCCGCAGTATCTCGAATTGTTCGAGCTGATGCTCAAAGACTCGCGCGTGGCCCGGCTGCCGTACGCGGCGCTGGAGAATTTCGAGGACGTGGCCGCGGCGTGGCGTTTTTTGCTGCCGCAGTCGCCGCGGCTTTCGCGCGAGCGCTTCGAGTTTTTGCATCCGCTCAAGGTGGAAGTGGTCCCAACCAAAGTGCCGTTGCAAGTGGCGGCGCAGGTCATCGAGGAAATCAACGCATGGCGATAGCCGCAGGCATCATAGCAACCGTCGTAGGCGTGGGTCTGAACTACGCCTTGCGGCCGGGCCAGCCGGATTCGCCGGACCTGGCGGGCGCTTCGCGCGGCCAGGTCGAGGCCGAGGCCGAGACGCTGGCGGCCCGGCGCGCGCTGGAAGCCGCCGCGCAACAGGGCGGGACGGCCGTCAAACAGGGTTACACGAAAACCACGCGTAGCGCCCAGCAACGCGCGGCCCTGGAACAAAAGATCGCCAGCCTGGAACGGACCATTGCGCGCTATGGCAACAGCCGGAACGAACGGCAGAAGCGCGTGGCGCAACAGGCGCGCGGCCAACTGGCCGGGTTGCAGGAACAACTGGCTGGCATCCCCGAGGGCGGCGGCACGGTGTACGTGGACTCGCGCGGCCGCATCGTGCCGGAAAGCGAGGCGCTGGTTTCCTTCGAAGGCTACGGCGAGGCGGACGTGCAGGGCAAGGTGGCGCGGCAGATGGCAGAAATACGGCAAGGACTTCATCGAGGAAGCCAAGCGCCAACTGGAGCTGGCAGACCCGACCGGCACGCAGGCCCGCAAGTTGATGTATGACCTGGTGCAACAGCAGATCGAAAACGAACCGGACCGGCCCGTGGCGGATCTCCTCGACGCGCAGGTGAGCGAGCAGCTTGGCGCCGGCCGCGGGCTGGACCGCATGACCGAGGAAATGCTGGCGCAGGCGGTGAGGGAAGCGCAGGGGAGCAGAGGGGACAAGGGGCAGGGGGAAGATTTCAGCGAAAATTTGACGACGGGTTTCGAGGGTCAACGCCGGCTGGATGCCGGACAGCAAAAGGCGCTGGGCTGGCTGACCAGCGGCGCCACGCCCGAGGACGAATCATACAGACGCGAGCAAACTAACTTAGCCAATTTGGCCGCGTTCACCGCTGGCCGGACTCCGCAGAGTCAGTTTGATTCTTTGAGCGGCGCGCAGCGCGGCGCGACACCGAACCTACCCGGGCAACCGTTGGCGCAAATCCAAGGCAGCGGCCAGGCCGGCGCCAGTGGCGCGATGCAGGGCTGGAACACACAACAAAACGCGGCGCTCAATACGGTGAGCGGCTGGATGACCGGGCTCAGCGCGTTGCTCGGAGCGGGCAACGTGGCTGGCGCGGCCGGATGGCAGCCGCTGGCGCGTACAGCGTGAAGGGAGATTTATGGCAACGATCGCAGAAGTGGAATTGATGAACCGCGGTTTTGATCGCATGGCGGACACGCTATTGCGCAAACGAATGCTGGAGGACCAGGCCAAGGAACGCGAAACCACACGCGCGGACCGGCGCGCCGAGCAGGACCGGCAATTCGGTTTGGAAGAGCGGCGCACGGTTGCGTCCGAAAAATCCGCGGCAGCCAGCGACGAAATGCGCAAGCTGCTCCTGGAGGACAAGCAAGCCGCGCGCTCGGTGGAAAGCCTGCGGCAGCGGCGGTCGGAAATAATGAAGGCGTATCAGACCGGCGCGATTTCGCGCGAGCAGGCCCAGGCCAAACTGCGCGGCATCCCGGAACAGGTCCGCAAAGGCAAAAGGGGCAGATGGAAACGGCCGGCACGCGCAACCTGGCCAAGCGGCTGGAGCTGGAGCAGGCCATCGCCCAGGCGAAAACGCCCGAGGCAAAGATTGCCGCGGAGCGCGCGTTGGAATTGTGGAAGGAAGAGCGCGGCGGGAGCGAGTACCAGTATGAAACCGATGAGCCGGTTTTTGATTTGTTCGGCAAGCCTGTGATGGATCCAGAGACTGGAGAGCAGAAAATAAAGCAAAGCATCCGTCGCCGCGTACGCCTGGACCAAGCGAACACCACACCCACACCCACAGCCCCCGCGGAAGTGCTACCCCTGCCCAAAGCACAATCCGAACTGGTGAAGGGGCGGAAGTACCAGACCTCGCGCGGCGCGGCGACCTGGGACGGCACCAAGTTTGTCAAGTGAACCATGCCCGAGACGTTCACATTCGAGGAGGCGCAAGAATCGCCCGAGTCTTTCAGCTTTGAAGAGGCTCTAGGCGAGAGTTTTTCCTTTGAGGAAGCTTTAGGCGAACAACGCCCGTCCGGCCTGCGGCGGTCCGCTCGCAGTCTCCTGGAAGCGCCCATTCGCATCGAGCGCGGGATCGGCGAAAAAATCGGCGACGTGGCCGCGGGCGGCGCTCGGGCGGCGGACATCATTCGTGAGGGCGATTTGCTATCCGGTTCGCCCACACCCAAGACTTCCATTCTGCAACGGCGCCGTGCCTTCGAGCAGGCGCTGAGCGATCCCCGTTACGCCCCGGCCCTCATGCAGGCTGGCGACGATCCGCAGCGGCTTAAAATGGTAGAGAAGGCGCTGGGACCGGAACCGCGCCTGGAGATCATGCGGCAGCCGGAAGCGCAACGCGCGGCGGAGGCTGCCGTGGACGCCGAGGCGCGGCAAAAACGGCTGGAAGAGGAGAGCGCGGTTTATCAGTGGGGTAAAGACCAGGCCGAGTGGTCCCGCAAAGTCTTCAAAGGCTCGCCGGATATTGACGACACTTTCATTTCCGAGCTGGCCGTGGCGTTCGGCGGCACCTTGCCCGACATCGGCTTGGCGGCTGTGCCCGGAGCTGGTCCGGCCCTGGCTTCG